AAATTCTAAGAATTATAAATAAAGAAAACATCGGAGTTAACAATAATGGCATCCCTTACTGAAACAGCAAAGAAAGTTCTAATGAAAGAAGGTATGATTCCTTCTGTCAGTTCTTCACAATCTGATCCTGATGCTGGTGCAAAAATGATGACACCAAATTCTGCAACATTGCGTCCTGGTTCAAGAGGAATTGAACCAAGATTTGCTAATCCAAATGCACCTGAAGAAGGTGAGTTTGATCAATACGAAGATTTGGGTGGTCCAGTTACTTCTGTTACCGATCCTAATCCATACGATAAAGTAAAGTCATAGAAAGATTAGTATAAGTCTGCATCTTCTGCTGTTGGTCAAGAACCAATGAAAACACAAGGTCAAGGTGTTATGGCTGAAGCCGAAGAAAAGCCTTCTGAAGAAGAAATTAAATCTGCTTATATGGATAGAAAACGTCAAAAGAGAGACGAACATGAAGCTGAAATGAAAGCCGAAAGAAAGAAGGCCAGTAAAAAAGAAGAAATGGACGAAGAATTTGAAATCTCTGAAGAACTAGAAGCATTTATTGAAGAGATGGTTGAAGAAGGCTATTCAGACGAAGAAATTGCTGAAGCCATTGAAGAAAACTTTGAACTCGTTGAAGAAAAAGAAGAAGACGAGAAAGAAGAAAAAGGTGAAAAAGAAGAAAAGAAAGAAATGAAGGAAGCATGGTCCAAGAAGATGATGAAGGAACATGTTGATGCACTGCTAGCTGGTGAAAATCTTTCTGAAGATTTCCGTGTCAAGGCAGAAACAATCTTTGAATCAGCAGTTTCTACAAGAGTACAAGAAGAAGTTGAAGTTCTTGAAGAAGCATATGCTAAGTCTCTTGAAGAAGAAGTTACACAAATTCATGAACAACTCATTGAACAAGTTGATGCATATCTTAACTATGCTATTGAGCATTGGGTATCTGAAAACGAAGTTGCTATTGAATCAGGACTTCGTTCAGAACTAACAGAAGACTTTATTTCAGGTCTTCGTAATCTATTTGCCGAACATTATATTGATGTACCAGAAGAAAAAGTTAATGTTCTTGAATCAATGAGCAATAAGCTAGAGAAGATTGAATCTAGACTTAATGAAGAAATTGAAAAGAATGTTTCTCTCACTCAAATGATCAATGAATCAAAGCAAACAGAAATTCTATTCTCTGCATTTGACGGTCTAACAACTACACAAGCTGCAAAGCTCCGTTCACTTGCTGAAAATATCACTTTCACTACACCTGAAGAGTATAATCAAAAGATTCAAACTCTCAAGGAAAGCTATTTTACTAATACTGTAAATTCATCACAAGTTCTTGATGAAGCAGTTTCAGATAATAGTTCAATGATTACCGAAAATCTCAATGGTCCTATGGCTCACTATGTCAAGGCTATTGGTAAATCAATCAAGTAACAAATAAAAAAAAGGATAATAAGAAATGTATCTTACAGAAGCAATTGAATCTAAGTGGTCACCAGTTCTAGATCATCCCGGTCTAGAACAGATTAAGGACCCATATCGTCGTGCTGTTACTGCTGTTATTCTTGAGAACCAAGAAAAGGCAATGGCAGAAGAATCACGCCAACTTAACGAAACTGCACCAACAAACAACTATGGTGGTAACCAAATTGGTTCATACGATCCAATTCTTATCTCACTAGTTCGTCGTGCTCTTCCTAACCTCATTGCATATGATATCTGCGGCGTTCAGCCAATGACTGGTCCTACAGGACTTATCTTTGCAATGCGTTCACGCTACAAGACACAAACAGGTACTGAAGCTCTCTTCAATGAAGCTAACTCAGCATTCTCTGGTACTAACGCTCTTGGTGCTAATGGTAACGTTCGTGGTTCTATTTCAAATACTAACCCAGTATTTTCTCTAACTGACGACGATGTTTACGGTTATGGCCGTGGTATGACCACTGCACAGTCTGAAGCTCTTGGTGACGTTTCTACAAACCAATTTGCTGAAATGGCATTCAACATTGACAAGGTTACTGTTACTGCTCGTAGCCGTGCACTCAAAGCAGAATACACCATGGAACTTGCACAAGACCTTAAGGCAGTTCATGGACTTGATGCTGAAACTGAGCTAGCTAATATTCTTTCTACAGAAATTCTAGCTGAAATCAACCGTGAAGTTGTGCGTACAATCTATAGCTCCGCAACAATCGGTGCTCAGTATGGTGTTACTACTGCTGGTACTTTTGATCTTGATACAGACTCAAATGGTCGTTGGTCAGTTGAAAAGTTCAAGGGTATGGTGTTCCAAATTGAACGTGAAGCCAACGCAATTGCCCGTGCTACACGTCGTGGCAAGGGTAATATGATCATCGTTTCTTCAGACGTTGCATCAGCCCTCGCAATGGCAGGTGTTCTTGACTATACACCAGCACTTCAAGCCAATCTTCAAGTAGACGACACAGGCAATACATTTGCTGGTCTTCTTCATGGCCGCATTAAGGTCTTCATTGATCCTTATTTCGGTGGTTCATCTGTTGGCGACGAACTCTGCACAGTTGGTTATAAGGGTACTTCTCCTTATGATGCTGGTCTATTCTATTGCCCATACGTTCCTCTCCAAATGGTTCGTGCAATCGGACAAGACACTTTCCAACCAAAGATCGGCTTCAAGACTCGTTACGGAATGGTAAGCAACCCATTTGCTACTGCTGCCGGTGATGGTTCTGTTGCTCCACGTAATACTAACGCTAATAATGCCAACATCTATTACAGAATCTTCCGTGTGAGAAACCTCACCTGATTTGTATATAAAATAAGAAACTGCAATAACAAACTAGAGGGGATTTATTTCCCCTCTTTTTTTATATAAATAAGCATATGATTATACTTAAACGCAAAGAATTAGTTCTAGTAGGTATCATATACTACATGCCAGACTACAAAAGTCTGCTCAATGAGTTCTACTGTCAGTTTGATGATATTGTACCAGATATACCAAGAGTACATGAGTTTTTGAATTACTGGAAGAAGAACATTGAAGCACCAATCAAAGAAGTCAAAGTAAGTATAGCAAATAAAACAGAATATGTCAATACAGATTTTTACAGGAGAATAAACTAAAATGGACAAGACACAACTCAGAAGTATCATTAGAAATATCATGGAAGATAAGAAACTTGCAGGCGCTGCATTAGGTGCTAAAAGACAGAAAGAAGTAACTACTAAAGTCAGAGATGCAATTCATAATCAAATGGGACCTGCTGCTGGTGATAAGATACATGCAAATTTTATTAATAGTATTGAATCTGTATTAAACCATACGGAAAAACTTTTGGCTCATGAAGGAGTTTCACCAAAAGTAAAAGCAAAAATCAGAAGTGCAAGGGCACACTCTCGACTAAAACAAATCTTGGCTGATCTAACAAAAGAAGAAGGCTAATAATGCCAAATCTATCAGCATGTTCAACACAACCAGCAAACTCTAGTTTTCTTCAGGGTAACAAGTTTACATTTTCTTTTACCACACTTCCTTTTCTCAAGTATTATTGTCAGTCTGTAAATATGCCAGGAGTATCAACATCACCAGTAAATGTTGAATCACCATTTTCAAGTATGTACAGACATGGTGATAAACTAGTATTTGATCAATTAAATATTACTGCAATTGTTGATGAAGATTTGCGAGTATGGGAAGAATCATTTGATTGGCTTCAAGCACTAACATTTCCTAGAGAATTTAGACAATATTACAGAAATACTAATGGCAGACAGACTGCATATCATGATGGCATACTTACAATTAATACAAATGCCAATAATCCAAATATTCGTGTCAAGTTTACTAATTGTCATCCTGTATCTATAGGTGGTATTAATTTTTCTGTTCAAGAGTCTGCTCAAAATTTGATTACTATAGACATAGTGTTCAGATATGATGGATATGATATTCAAAGAATTTAGTTCTTGACAAACAAAAGTAATTGATATATACTACTCATTATTTGTTTTTTATGAACAGGATATGAAATGAACATAGATCAATTACTTGAAATGTGGACAGAAGATGCTAAGATTGATGAGAGTAAACTTAATGAGGAACTAGCACGCATTTCCAATCTACATGCTAAATACATCAAAATAAGAACACATAATAATTTGCTCGTGAAAAAGCATCAGATAGAATACTCAACACGTCGCAAGATCAAACAAGATTATTTCTCTGGTGATCTAAACAATCCTGAAGATTTAGAACGATATCAACTAGAACCACTACAGAAGAAAGTATACAAGCAATCAATGAATGCTGCTTTAGATTCTGATGAAGAACTGAATAAAATACTAATCAAGAAAATCATATATGAAGAAATGGTTGATACTTGTGATTCAATACTCAAAGAAATCAATAATAGAACATATCAATTAGGCAACCTAGTTAAGTGGCAAATATATCTAAATGGAAACAACATCTGATATTATAATCAAAAATCTAAACGAAGTCTATGTTCAAATACACTGTTCTGACTCTATTTCATATGAACTAAGAGATGCTTTTACTTTTCATGTTCCTGGATACCAATTTACACCACAGTTTAGAGCAAAACTTTGGGATGGTAAGATAAGACTTTATGATGTTAGAAAACGTCTGATATATCGTGGTCTTATACAACATATTATATCATTTGCACAAGACAGAAACTATATGTATACGTATGATACGGTTTATGATACTGAGTTTTCATACACTGAGGGTGTACAATTTGCACAATCAATAAACACAACAAAAGAACCACGTGACTATCAGTTGGAAGCGTTTGTACATGCTATACGAACAAAGAGAACATTACTCCTTTCTCCTACGGCATCTGGTAAATCGTTCATCATATATTTAATTCTCAGATACATACAAGATAAACTGGATCATAAGAAAACACTGATCATTGTACCAACAACATCTCTGGTTAGTCAGTTATTCACAGATTTTAAAGATTATGGATTTGATTCTGATTCAAATGTTCATAAGATATATTCTGGTCAAGATAAAGATACTGAAAAGAGAGTTGTTATATCAACATGGCAATCACTATTCAAGTTACCAAGAAAATACTTTGAACAATATGATTCTGTTTTTGTGGATGAGTGTCATCTTGCCAAAGCCAAATCATTGACAGATATTATGGTCAATCTAACAAATGCTGACTATAGAATTGGTACAACAGGTACACTTGATGGTACTAAAACACACAAACTAGTAATTGAAGGTCTGACTGGTCCAGTCAAGAAAGTTATAACAACAAAAGAACTGATGGATCAAAAGCACATTGCAGATTTTGAAATAAAGTGTCTTGTTCTTAAACATTCAGATTCTATCTGTCAAGCAGCCAAAAATTTTACATATCAACAAGAGATTGAATATCTAGTTCTCAATGAACAAAGAAATCAATTTATATCTAATCTTGCGGTTTCACTCAAAGGTAATACTCTGATATTATATCAGTATGTTGATAAGCACGGCAAGATTCTACATGACATCATAAATAGAAAAATAGACAAAGACAGAAAAGTATTCTTTGTGTATGGAAAGACTGATGTTGATGTTCGTGAAGATATTCGCAAAATTGTAGAAACAGAAAAAGATGCAATCATAGTAGCATCATTTGGTGTATTTTCCACAGGGGTAAATCTTCGTAATCTACACAACATCATTTTTGCATCACCATCAAAGTCAAGAGTCAGAAATCTACAATCTATAGGAAGAGGACTCAGAAAATCTGATACTAAGTCAAATGCTGTACTATATGATATTGCAGACGATCTAAGATGGAAAAAACACAATAATTATACTATCAAACATTTTCTATCCAGAATACAGATATATGCCGAAGAAAAGTTTGTCTTCAAAGTGTATAAAATTCAATTGAAAGGATAATCAATGCATCAACCAGTAGAAATAGAACTTAAATTTCTAAGATTGAATTCTGGAGAAGATATTGTAACAGAACTTCAAATGATTGATGAAAAGACATATAGAATTATCAATCCACTCAAGATTATGTATTACTATAATGAAAATGTTGGTGTAATGTCTATGTCATTAGTACCATGGATCTTTAATAGAATCACTGCAGGTGAACACTTTGATATGGAAAAGCATAATGTTGTTGTATCATCTAATCTATCCATGACAATGACAAAATCATATTATGGTATTCTAAACAAGATAAAGAATAATATGTATGTTCAGGAAACAGATGATGAGGAAGAAGATGAGGATTATGATGAAGAGACAATAGAAGAAACTAAAGAAATGCTAAATGAAGTAATTAAGAAGAGATATCACTGATGATAAACAAAAATCAATATATTGACGTAGAAGATACAAATGATTTTGGATTCACATTTACTGACGAAGATGAAATTACTACACCAGTATATTCTTCATTATCTGAAGAAGTAGATGATCTGAAGAAAAGGCTACAAGCATTACAAAAGATATTCTTACCATTACTAGAGAACTTATCAAGAGATCCTGATAAACAGATAATCAAATGGCCTAATCGTAAAGACGTTATTGATAAGCAGATTAAGAAACTAAAGTCATTAACTAACGTATAATTAAGACATAGTATGTTATTCAAACAGCGACATACGTCTTATACCATGCTGTCAAGTGCTTGTCAAGCAAAAAATGCATTCCAAAGGAAAAATATATGGCCAAACAACATTATGTTAATAATAAGCAGTTCTATGAAGCTATTTTGGAATACAAAAAGCAGTGTGAAGATGCAGCACAGAAAGGACTTGACGAACCACGAATTTCCAACTATATTGGTGAGTGCATATATAAGATAGCAGAGAAGCTATCCACCAAACCATGCTTTATTGGATACTCATTTCGTGATGAGATGATATCTGATGGTGTGGAAAATTGTATTTTGTACTTCAAAGATTACAATCCAAATATTGGTAGTAATCCTTTTGCATATTTCACACAAGTGATTTATTATGCATTCATAAGACGTATAAGCAAAGAAGAAAAGCACAGATATACTTTATACAAGAATTTTCAGGAAGTATTGCTGAGTAATCATGATACTTCTCTTTTGGTAGATACTGAAGATAAGAATGTATTACCAAAACAACTGTATGACAATATCAATGTTTTTATGGCAAAATATGAGAAGAAAGAGACTGATAAGAAAGAAAAGAGAAAACAAGTAAAACAAGGTTTACAGAAATTCTATGAGGAGTGATATGAGCAATAAAACAAAAGAAGCACAAGCAAACGTACCATTTCAGGTTCAACATTTGATTGATTCAATGATGAACAGTAGAGATAATGTTTATCTTCGTGGTAACTATCGTGCACGATTGGATTATATTCGTGAGCAGATCAATATTGCCATCAAGAAATATGACAACGAAGTGATGTTTAGTAATAAGGCAGAAAAGACTAAAAAGAAACACGCTTAATGTTTAGACTAACTTGTAGAATGATTTATGGGCGTGCACCAAATATGCATGACATCATAAAAATAGAAAAATATGATTTTACAACACAAGATGAACTAGACAAATGGCTAACAAAAAAAATCAAAAAGAAATCCATATTTTGGATAGACTATACAGTAACTCAGAATGACGTTATTTTGCGCACAGCAAATAACGTCAATCTTGCGTATGATGGCAAAAACTATAGAGAAAATAGATAAAACACTAAATATCGTTACTGAAACCAAAATAAAGGGAATAAGTAATGATATTTCTTCAAAACAAATATACTCGCATATATTTTCAACTTATTGAAAAAAGACAAAATAATATTCTTCTAAAAGAAAATGTTTATTGTGAAAGACATCATATTATACCAAAATCACTTGGTGGCACTAATGATGATTCTAATTTAGTTAATTTGCTGCCCAGAGAGCATTTTATAGCCCATTTATTATTGACAAAAATGGTTGTTGAAGAACATCATCTCATTAAAATGCATTGGGCATTACATAAAATGTGTTATGGTAATACTGTAGATTATTTTGGGGGCAAAGATTATCAATGGTATAGGGAAAAGCATATCAAATTTCTTAAAGAACATCATCCATCTAAAAAAGAAAGTTGGAAAAAAGCAGTATCAGAAAGAGTTTTGCGTGATTGGGAAAATAATATCAAAAGACGTGAATCTATTAAAGATATTTTTAAAAAATGGAGAGAAGAAAATCCAGAAAAGCATATTGAGAACTGTAGAAGAAATGCTAAATTAGGTGGTATCGCATCTAAAGAAAAACTTTCAAAAAAAATAGAATACAAAGGAGAAATTTTTCAAGGATGGAATTCTTTATTGAAAGAAACAGGAATATCTAAACATTTATACCAAAAATATTACTTGAAAGGTTTTGATCCATGTGATAGAATAAAAAGTAATGGACCAGTTCCAAAGAAATATATTCATAAACAATTAAATGATAAGGAGAATC